CAGTGACGCCAACAGTGACGCCAACACCTGACGTGACTACCACACCGGCTGTGACCACAACACCTGACGTGACTACCACACCGGCTGTGACAATAACACCATCTTCATCGCCATTACCACCATCGGTTCAATTTACTATACCCGGACAATGTAATGGTTTCCATACTTGGTCACCATTCCCATGCGATCCAGAAGATCCACAAACAGCACAAGTTTCCTGCGGTAACTCAATAACAGTGTCTGGAGGTTCTGGAAGTTACTCATATTCGTGGAGTAATAGCATTACTGGGCAAACTGGAATGTTGGTGGGTAACGTTGGATTTAGTGGCAGTGGCACTAGTTATACTGTTCAAGATGCCATATCACGAACATGTCCGACAGCCAATAATGCATCGGCCTATGGTACAGCATCTGTTACTGTGACCGACACGGTGTCCGGATTACAGACGACTGTGACCGACGATTGGTATTTGGAGTACACGGCATAATATGTATATACTAGTTAGAAAATCTGATAATATTATTATAGGGTCTGCTATAAATCCTATAAATAAAGAAAATGCTGAAGCAAAAGGTTATGACGTCTATGAAATAGATAAGTCAGAGTTTTCAGAAAAAATGTTAGGCGCAAAATTAGAAGGGTTTGATGAAGTAAAATGACTGACTATAATGTAAAATTTACAGATTCTGGGCAGACGCCAATAACATTGGTACCAAAAGATATTAATACTGATCATGATGTAACATTGTTCGGTAGAACTAGATTGCGGTATGGCCAAGAGATGAATGAAAATATGCTTCATCTGCTTGAACATTTTGCGTGCCCGGAAGATCCTGATAATATTGGTAATCCAGATTTGTCAGTCGCTATTGATGATTTGCTTTCTAATCCCCTAGAGGGACAATTATGGTTGAACAGTACGCAAGATAGACCATTTTTTTGGGATGGAACAGAATGGCTACCATTGAGTTTGACTGGAGATTATGCAGCAAATTCGGGAATCATAAGTAATGGTGAATATTTACCACAACCAGTTAGCGAAAGTGGTTATGTATTCCCATATTCAGAATGTGCGTGGATTGTATCAGCAGCTAATGTACCTGTTTATGCAAGTTTAATTTGGTGTTTTACATCTAGCGATGGTAAAGTAACCATGCGTTATAGAGAAAATTTAGTACCTACTGCGGTATCTGGATGCGCAAACTATCTTATTATTGGTATGAAGGGTAATACCCCCGGTCCATTGAATCCTCCACCATAATCAAAAATGAAAAAGATAACAAACATTATTACATCTCCGACAAAATTTACGGAGGATAGGGATTGGATTAGTCCGATTTCATATAAAATGAGGTTATTGCAGAATAGTGATTGGATATTACAAGTAGGGTCTGGTGTTTTAAAACAACATAAATGGTTGAAATGGAGAGATGATTTACGTAAATGTACTAGATCATCTTGTACTAGTCCGCAAGAATTACAAAGTAAACTTGAACAATTAGATTCGGAAATTCCAGAACTGGTCAGATACTCTTCAGTTGATACAACGAATATAGACCATTATAGAGATAACGTAATAAAATTGGTTAAATATTATTATTCTAAGCGTTTGGATATAGATATTTGTTCATATTTAACCAACATACATTTGATGGATGAAAGATATAAAGAAGCAGAAAAATACCAGAATACTAACAACCTTCAAGATTGTCATTTTATAAAAAGTTATATGGACATAACTGGAGAAAGTGTTGAGAATGTTGTAGAATACTTCATAAAGCAGAAAGAGATGTATTATCTTTTGTTGTTGAGAAGCCAACAAAAACTCGAATCTAAATTGAAAGAGATAGATGATATTGATAATATAGATAAACTGAAAGAAATTTATGAGGAGTACACAATATGGATATCGACATTGACATTGACCCCCGTACAGATCTAAGTAATTTGAAAATGATTCGCGCCTCCATGGTTGAAAATGGTGTTCTTAAACCTCATCCAGTTGGCATTTATTTACAGACTATTCCCACAGATATGGACTCTCATTTGTCAGCTATACCATACCAACAAGCACAAGAATACGGTTATCTAAAAATAGATTTATTACATCTTAATCTTTTGAAATCATTCGAAAGTAGAGATGAGGTGCTGACAGTTTTAAACATGAAACCGGATTGGACATTACTTAACTATAAATCAGTAGTCGAAAAATTATTTCATATCAAAAAACATTTTGATCTAATTGAAAAATGCAAACCACAATCAATTGAAGATTTGGCAGATATATTAGCTCTTATTCGTCCAAACAAAACTATATTAATTGATAAATATATAAAATCAAAGCATGAGGTTAGAAAAGTGTTGTATGATAAAATAGATGAGAGTGATCTTAGAAAATCCCATGCTATTGCATACGCACTTAATATTATTTTGCAGATGAATTTGATAAAACTAGGCGCAGATATATAATGTTTACTATATTAGACTCGATTAATGAAAATGTAAATTCTATTAAATTAGGTATGCATCAAGCGTACAGTTTATTATTGATTTTTTCAAGCCCAACCCCAGAATTGGCATTAGAATATATAAATTCCAGTGAAAAATTGATCAATGCAACTGCATATTTAAAGAGAATGCAGTTAATAAAATATAATCCGGCTGGTTATACAATTAATAACATGGGAGAAAAAGTATTGTCTTATAATGGATTTATAGACGATAAAGGAAATTTAACACAAAAAGGTAAAGCACTTTTAAATACGAAAAATTCCGAAATCAAATAATTTGATTATAAGGTTCGATTGAACGACCCTTGTATACAATTTCAACGTTATCCGGAATATCTTTCTTTCTTTTCCTCTTAACTTTCAAAGGATTTCCCATATTAAAACAAAACAATGGTCCCAATACTCTTGACACAAAATCGAGAGGAAAGCATTTTATTGTTCTGTAATATTCTGCTCCTACATTGTTTTTAGAAAGAAATATGGAAAACGGTATTCGATGAGAGTCTTTATTGAACCAATCTTCGGCATATGTTATTAATGTGGTTTCGTCTAAATTAAGGGCTTGACATTCATCCAACACAAAAGCATGAATGTTATCCGATATGACATTGTCGATAATTGTTATTTGTGATTTTTCATTATATTTGATTAGAGATACGAATCTGTATCCATTATAATTCTCTGGGTAATTCTCTGGTACTAGTTGGATTTTTTTCATGCTATTATCGATATATTAATATGTTCTATTGTGGACACTGTTATTTCGATGGTATTTATATCTATTATTCTCAGTTTATCCGGTATAACTAGTTGATTATCAGAACTATAAACGTTACATATAATAGCATTAGTTCCAAAATTATGTTGTATTGTATACACATGACTACCTGATACTCCAATAGAGCCAGACACACAACCACTCTCATCATCAAAGATGACTTTGTTTCCAGTATTCGGATCGATATAAATTTGGTAAAATCTTTTCATAAAACATATTTATGGCGATAAATAATTAAAACTGGAAAAAACGAAATGAAATTACTAAGAGAATTAAAGATTTATCGTATGGAAGAGATTGATACACCAGATGATGATTATGATGATTATGATCTGGAAATTGATGACGAAGATGCGGATTCATATGATCCAGATATTGGGAGTTCTGACGAATTTGAACCAGCAGCTTCTGGACCAGATCCAGATGAGCAAGAGATGATGGATGATGGTGATTCAGAATTCTCTGATGATTTTGATTCCGATATGGAAGATGATGAATTCTCTGATGATTTTGACGATGATGGATTAGAGGATGATTTATCAGATGATGACGAACAGTTTGGAAGTGACGATGAATTTTCTGATGAATTTGAGGATGACTCTCTAGACGGCGAAGACGATGAATTCGAAGATGACGAGGGTGGATTTGGTGAAGAATCGCAAGATCAAAATTATCAAGGAAATGTCAGATCGATACCCGGAGCATTTTTAGTTTACAAAAGAGAAGCAGAAGATTCTACTTTTGAGGAACTATGGTTGTATAATGTGGGTAAAGATATAAAACATGAGATGAAATTGAGAAGAGCTATATTAGACGGTACTGATATTTCTCCACAAACAGGTAGATCCAAGGATAATACGCAAACTGCTAAATTAACGTCACTCGGGAACGTGCAGTTTTTGAATTTATTTGGGCTGCCTAACTAACTTTACAGAGTCTTTAAACCGTGCTATGCTAAAAGGCACAGCGGATTAAAAGCATGAATACACATAACACTGTCACACCAGAAAAAGCGCCGGAAAATGATACTTCTGGCGCTGAATTTATAACACATGACCAGACCACTAAAAATTTAGTGGTCAAGCTTTTTGAATTAAAAGCCATAATGAAATCTAAAGACTCTTCACAACTCAAAAAAGAACTGGCAAAGAAGAAGTATGATAAAATGTTGATGAATATAGTTAAAGGTTACAGATGATTTTCACTATTAGTGCTTCTCAAGGTCAAGGCAAAACAACATTTATTAATGACATAATAAGACATTCAGAGTTTAAAACTAACATAACTGTATATCCAACGAAAAGTGCTAGAACTATCGTAAATAGATATGGTGGAGATTTGCAGAAAATTTATTCTGATAAAAATATGTTATGTGATTTTCAATTAGATATTTTGAAACTACATAGCGAGGTGTTCAATTACCAATATTATACTAGATTTCTCCTAGTAGAAAGGTCATTTATGGACATATTAGCATTCTCTGTTATAAATTTAGGAAGATTTAATGATCTAACAAATTGGCTGCACGCATTTGAATCTGCGTGCCATGCCAACCAGAAAAAGATCAAATGTAATTTTAAAATAGAAAAAACTCTAATTGCAACTAATGATGGAGTTAGACCAACGAATGATTTATTTAATGATGCATACGATGCATATTTGACGAGATTAGTTTGGCAACACTCTTGCAATTGGATTAAAAGTTCTAATAGAATGAGTCGTGTAAATGAATTTGATGATTATTTAATTGAAGGTTATCGTGAATGAAAAAATATGTAGTTATATCAATAGACTCTAATGGATTGCCAAAAAATAAAAATGTAAGCGGCATCGACATTGTATCTATCTCTGCCTTAGAGATAGATTTTTTGACGTTAGAAAAAAATAAAGATGAATTCTTTTATATCGTAAAAGATGTCCATATAAACGGTACAGAAAAATATCACGGCTTTACACAAAATGATATCGAAGAATATGGGTCACCTATTGAAGAGGTGGTTGAATCGTTTGTAAATTACTTGTTCAGACAAGACGAAGATGTAGTATTTGATGATATAACATTTATTTGTACTGCCGCAGAATCGTTTACCATTCCATTACTTGAAGATATGTTTTCTAGAATGGACATGAATGTAAAAATTAATAAATATATCGACTTGCTGCACGCTTCGCATTTATTATTTAATTGTACATATCTTGATGAGGTTTTTGATGTATTTAATGTTAATATACCAACTAAGAATTCAATTAACAAAGTAAATGGTATGGTCTTAGCTATTAATAATATGAGGAATTTATGTCAATAGAGAAAATTACAGAAGACATAAAGAAACTGGACAGCCATTTATATAGAGCGTTGTCACAGATTTCTAAACTTGAGAAACATGTAGATTCTCAAGATAAGACTATTGCGCAAATGGAAAAATCTATCAAGGAACAGGATAAAATAATATCCATGTTGTCAAATAGTCTTAAAAAATTACAAGCCAACCATAATAAGGCCGCTACAAATATAAAAGCGGATATGAATGATGTAAGATCATTAGCGAACAGGAAGCAAAAACGATGAGTCAAGAAACTCCAGAATATAAAATTGATAATCAAGAAACGCCACAAGGATTTGGTTTTGTTCCATCTCCAACATGGGTATCCATGATTTTTAATTATAAAACATTATCCATTGTAGCAATGCTAGGATTGTCAGCGGCTGTTTACGTATTAAATTTACAGAAAGATAATCTTAAACTAGAGTTGTCTAATGCAAAAATGATGATAACTAATTTACAAGAAGATAATAACAAATGTCGCTTAAATTATGATAAACTATCAAATACTATCACAGAAGCAGCAGAGGCCACAGTTGCATTTAATATTGAAATTCAAGATTTGAGAACACAGATAGAAAAATATAACAAAATTAACGGCAATAATACAAATATTATTAAACAATTGAACCAAGATAAATTTGCCGAGACGTGCGAAGACAGTATTTCAGAATTAGTGGATGCATTTTAAAATGAAAAAAATTATATCAGTACTAGTGGTGTCGATATTTCTGGCAGCGTGTCAAACTACACCAGAAAAAGAGATTGTCTATGTGGACAAGCCTATCCCATTTTATATTGTCCCAAAACCACCAAAGGTAGAAAAACCAGAGTTTTTATATAAACAGTATTCTACTCCTGAACTTAAGAAAGAGTTGAAAACTAATCCCGGTAAGGCTGCGAGAATAGCCAGATTGTCATTGGAACAATATGAAGGTTATGTGATAATATTAGAAAGTATTATAAATAAATATGATGAATTGGCGGATAAATCTAAAAAGAAACTAGAAGATTTGTCAGATACTGTTGATGACCTACCACTGGCCACTTCTGCACCAGTGGAAGGTGTAGAATCTACCGAAGATTATTTCATAGGAAATCAGCAGCATTTGAAAGATATTATAATAACTGAGGATTATTTCGATCAACTTCAAGAACAATCAAGAGAAAATATTGAAAATGCGAAAGCTGAGTGAAATTTTAAATGAAGGTCGTAAACCAAAGGAAAAGGGTATTTTCATATCTGACGATGTGAGAGACCCATTTCCTTTTGATACTATGATCTACATTCAAAAAGGCATAAACAGAAATAGCAAAGACAAGAAAAAAGAATGGAATAGTCCAGTCGAACTTGTTGATTTTTCATTAGACGAATTAAATGTTCCTAAACCATTAGCTTACATGAAGACACGATGGGACCAATATGTTAAATTATTGGATTATGCTGTAAAAAACCTAGCGGATTCAAGAGGTTTGAATGGTAAATGGAACAAACATATCATCATATAATTATTAGGAAAATAAAAATGAACATGATCAATCGCTTAAGAGTTTTGGCCGGATTAGATCCGATTAAAGAAAATTATGACAGACCGCATTTCGACCATGCTGCTTATGCCGCTAAGGTTAAGAACATGTCAGAAGAACAGTTGCGATATATTATTAAAGATGCTCAAGAAGCCATTAAAGCTAATCCAGATAGTCCGAAGTCTAAGTACGGCTATTATGCTGATGAAATTAATTACTGTGTTAGTGAATTACATAGACGCGGAAAATCAGAGACCCAAAAGTATGTAAATAAGGCGGAATCATATGACGAATCCGTGAAAGTTACTGAACCAGTTGTTGAAGAAACTGTTGAAGAAAAGATGGAACAGGTTATTGAAACACAAGTAGAAGTGCAGCCTGCTGTTATAGCGGAAGAACAGAAGGAAGTGCCGGAAGTCAAGTTTGAAACTCCTAACGCTTTCACTTCGGACGATTTTGATAAAATTGTAAAGAAAGCCCTGAATTCTGTAAATTCTATTCATTATGATTCTGACACTGCGAAGCTTAACAAATACAAGACACCTAAAGATGTTATAAAGGCGTGTAAAGATCGCATCAGAGAGATAGAAGATAGCATTGCAATTGACGATGAGAAAGGCTACAATGATCATAGCGTGAAAGTTCAAGCTATAGAATGTATAGAACAAATTCTCCAGAACTTATCTTCTAACGATCAGGAAGGTTACAAACAGGCAGTAATTTATCATACTACTCTGGCTGGACAATATTTACATTGGTTACCAAATCAACTAATAAAATATTTAACTCAGGGGTAATATGTACATATGTTTATGTGATGATGTTAAGTTAGAAGAGATTGAGCAACAGATCTCTTCTGGAATTAAAAACCCAGAAGAGATCTTTGACAGAATGAATATATCCACAGGTTGTGGTGCATGTAAAGAAACCATCTTGGCAATAATCAGCGACAAGATAGCAGAAATTTAAGCTGATAAATAAAACTGACAGATAGGAGTTATCGTCATGCCTTATACATATAATTATGCTGTATACATCGGAAGGTTCCAACCATTTCATTTAGGCCATTTAGTTACAGTACGAGATGCGCTAAAAACAAGCCATAAACTTATCATAGTTCTTGGTTCTGCAAATTCTCCACGAACAATAAAATCACCATTCACAGTCAATGAACGTATTGAAATGATACAGTCATGTCTAACTGGTGAAGAATGTGACAAAATTATTTTCACCTATGTTGAAGACCAATTGTACAATAACGCCAATTGGGCAGCTTCTCTTTTGAACAGTGTTGACGAAATTACAAACGGTGATAAGTCGGTTTGTCTGCTTGGTGCAAAGAAAGATCAAAAGACGGAATCGTATATAAACTACTTTAAACAGTGGGACTATATAGAAACAGCGATTTTAGATTCTACTGGTGGTAAGCATATTGATGCGACTAAAGTTAGAGAATTATATTTCTCTGGCCATCTGCAATTCGTCAAAGCTGCTGTGCCTGTTGGCGTTTATCACTTCTTAGAGAAGTTTCAAACAAAAGCAGAATTTCATCCATTATGCTCTGAATATGAGGACGCAGTAAATTATGACAAGAAGTTTTTGTCATTCCCTAAAGAATACTCATTAAATTTCATTACTGTTGATGCGGTGGTAGTACAATCTGGCCATGTTCTTTTAATTAAACGTAAGAACAATCCGGGAAAATCTCTCTGGGCTATTCCGGGCGGGCACGTCCACCCCGACGAAACTCTTGAAGATGCCATGATTAGGGAACTCAGAGAAGAGACTGGCATAAAGGTTCCAGAAAAAGTATTAAGAGGATCAATTGTAGATCATAAAATTTTTGACCATCCTGATCGTTCATTACGTGGGAGAGTCTTCATTAAGAATGGACGAACCATTACCAGTGCTTATTGCATTAAGCTGGATGACAATAATGACCTCCCGCGTGTCAGCGGTTTGGACGATGCCTCTGACGCGCATTGGTTTTCTTTCGCGGAAATTAGAAACATGAGAAATAAGTTATTCGAGGATCATATGGACCTAGTGTTGTATTTCTTGAATAGATTATAAAATAAAAATTTGACACATAGGAGTTATGGTCATGAAAAATTTAGAACAAATTAAACAAATCGTACAACAAATAAAATTCTCAAATTGGGAATTCATTGTAAAAGAAAAAAATGATGTACCATATTTACAGATACAGTTTATGGGTGCTTGTAATGACTCAGGAAACGTCGAGAGACAGTATTGCAGGAAGTGGCAACTATCTTACCACATGGTAACGTCAGAGATCGTCAGAACGGCTTACAAAGCGGTTCTAGCTGCTGTAGAGCATGAGGCTAGTGAAAACTTTTATTACAAGAATGCCCGAATATTCAATCCACATGTAAATGTCGATGCACTTGTAGAAATTGCAAATTCTGGTAAGATAGAAACGAGAAATTGAGAATTTCCGTGAACAATCAAGAAAAAGCAACAGAAGAATGGTTATTGAGTAAATTAAGAAGAGGGCACCCGCTATCTCTTTTAGATGTCCTGAAATCTTATAAAGAAGATGGTTGGAATATTAATATATTTGATTCCACTGATATGAAGTTTTTGATATTCAAATTGATTAGAGAACAAAAAGTAAAATTAGATGACAATTGGAAATTAAAAAATGTTTGAATATCCATCAATGAAAAATACAAAGAAAGCCAAGTTTGGTCAGATGGTTTTTGTATTTGAAAAAATAGACGGCTCTAATTTTAGAGCCAAATGGACCCGTAAACACGGGTTCAATCTATTTGGCACGCGCACACAGTTGGTTGATGAGTCAACTGATTATTGGGGGAATATTGTAAAACTTTTTAATGAAACACGTGCAGACGCACTGTCAAAATATTTTACAGATAAAACTAAGGCCGATAACATAATTGTATTTTCTGAATATCATGGTGATAACTCATTTGCCGGTAGACATGTTGATGATGAACCGCACAAGTTAACTGTATTTGATGTTTATGATCCAAAGATCAAATCATTTATGGGTCCAGAAAATTTCATTAATCGTATTGGATCTGTCACAGAAATTCCTAGAGTTTTTGCAACTACAGAATTGAACTATGAATTGGTTCAAGATGTTCGCGAAGGAAAGTATGATGTAGTAGAAGGTGTTATCTGTAAAGGTACGGAACGTAAAGGTAACTTTGCTGGTGGTGTACCTATGTACAAGATTAAGACAATGCAATATCTAGATAGATTAAAAGAAATGTTTAAAGATTCTTGGGAGGAATATGGTGAGTGAGAAACGGTAGCTTAAGCTACCGTTTCTCTTCCAAAAATATCATCATATGAGATCCATTCGTTCCTAAGTTCATAACATTGTTTTAGTTGTATTGGTAATTTCATATGAACCATTTGTTTAACAAAATTTTTGTATTGTGGCAATGATTTTATAGAGTGCTCCACCAATAATATTTTTAAATCATTATAAGATGGAAAAGGGATTCGCGTTGCAATTCTGTTGCAATTAGCTTTATATTGCGCTTCCGTCTGTTTTTTACCTTTTCGCTGCTTGCTCATTTTATCTTTTGTTTCTTGTGACATTTTTTTCCCACGCTGCTTTAATCCGTTCTCTTTATATTGTTCTGGTGTTAATCTTGTTTTTCCCTTTTGTGATTCTGATATTTTTCTTCTATGTTCTTCTGTCATAGGTCCGCGTGAACAATTAGCTTTATATTGCGCTTCCGTCTGTTTTTTACCTTTACGCTGTTTACTCCAAAGCTCTTTTGTTTCATTAGAAACGATCCACCCTTCATTTCCTTCTCCACCATCAGTTAAGTTAGCTAATGGGCCTTTGTGTAAGTTTCTTCTCCCTATCAATTTGATGAAATGCTTTTCAATGTCAATAGATTGTTGATTATTCAAATTTTCTTTCATTCTCAAAAACATTGGCTGTAGTCCAGAATTAATAATTTTATTAATAATTCCGTTTTTCATTTTATTATTTGAATGCTTTAGGTGATATTCTTGTAAATGTTGTTTGTCTCTACTTCCTTTACCTTTACCAATATAAAATGGTTCATAATTAAATTGAAGGTCGCCATAAACATATTCACCCGGTTTTCTTGTGTCTAAGTAGACGTATACGTAATAATTCATAATTTTACCTTTTTCTTATATTTAGTCATATGTGCGGCGAAAGTACCAAAAATTATTGACAATGTTGTTCAAACTCGATATAATTTTGACTTAAGAGTAAAAACAAATGGATTTACATATGAATAACGCTGTTGTAGCAATAACAAAACTTGTAAGTGAAGTATTAGTATTAATTGTTACATACTCACTGTCCTTTTTATGGTTAGCTGGTATTGTTATTGCACAAGGATTTTGGTCAACATTCTTTAGTATATTCTTTCCGCCATATGCATTTTATCTTATTGTGGAAAAATTGTTAATTTTTGGAGAGATTATATGAATACAATTGAAGTGTTATTGAAACAGGCTAATACACCAGACAGTGCTGGTCGCATATTTCCATTAGAAGAGTTAACCAAAGTATGTAATAACATTAACGAATCAGAGCTTCCTCCATTTGGAGAATTTGGTATAGGTAAAGATTCCCTCATTACTGTGGAAAATGTATCTCATACCGTTGTATCAGCAAGAATGGATGGTGATAGATTGATGGCCACAATTAAGTTACTAGATACCCCGATGGGAAAAATTGCACAAAAATGTAAAAATGATAAGCTCCCTATCAAGGGTGCGATGAGGTCAGTCGGATTTGTTGACGAAGATACCAAGTTAGTTAGTGACTTACAATTTATTACAGTAGATATTTTTGTATTTGGTGAAAAAACTCTTTGACACAGGAAGAAATGGTTGATATCATAGCTTTACTTAATCTTTAGAGCATGTGCCATGAACGCCTCAAAATATAAAAAATATCCGCGCACGCTTCATTTTAGCTGGAGCGAAGGTATGACCAACGATGACAAGATGTTGAAAAGTCTTGATAATTTTATTGGTAAGCGTGTAGTAGTTTCTGAGAAGTATGACGGGGAAAACTGTCTTGACGGAGATACCATTCTCGAAACTTCGTTAGGCCCAAAAACAATAAAAGAAATTGTAGACAATAAATTAGTCGGTTTATTAGTTAAATCATATGACATGGTTTCTGATGTTATAGAAATGCAAGAGGTTTATGCTGTATCAGTTCACGATAACGATTCGCAGTGGTATGAAATAGAATTAGAAGACGGAACCATTTTGATAGTTACAGAACAACATTATATTTGGGTAGACAATCTAAATTGTTATAGACGTGTTAAAGATATATTAGAAAGTGATCAAGTAAAAAAATTGCTATAGCCATCTTTTTTGATAAATACTCTTTAAACGGAGTATTTGAATGAAATGTTATATATGTAATAAAGAAATTAACCCACAAAATGGCAGACATGTTTATTTTTGTGATAAAGATGATATAAGTAAAAATGAAAAGAGAATAAAATTATTAAAATATAATAATCTTTTTATATCAAAAGATTTGTTACATAAAATGTATATTGAAGATAAAATATCAGCATATAAAATATATACTGAATTATATTTTATGGGTTCTAGTATTTTCTACTTTCTATTGAAGTATCATTCAATAGAAAGTAGGTCTCATAAAGAATCTTTACAATGTGAAGTCATAAAAGAACAAAGAAAGCAAACTAATTTAAAAAAATATGGTGTAGATAATCCAGCTAAATCACAAATTGTAAAGGATAAAGTAGCTGCAACATTTATGAAAAATTATGGCGTGTCTAACATATTTAAAGATGAAAAGTTTAAAAAAATGCTGCCAGATTTAATGATTACGAAATATGGAGTTAAGAGTTTACCAAATAGATACGGAAATTTTACCAAATGGTGGGCTTCTCAGACTCTTGAGTATAGAAAATTAATAGGTAAAAGACTCGGTGAAAGTACTAGTAATTATTGGAAGGGATTGTCAAAAGAACAACAAGCCGCAATAATACAAAAAAGAACAAGGTTAGACAGCAAATTTGGAAAGTCTAAACTAGAAGATAGGGTAAGTAATATTTTGGTAGCAAATAATGTTGCACATACTCGACAAAAATGGATACGAAATCGTAGTTATGATTTTCTAATTGATCAGACTAATATAATTATAGAAGTTAATGGTGATTATTTTCATGCAAACCCCAAAATGTATAAAGAAGACGATTTAGTTTTTTCATATCAAAAATGTAAAAAAACAGCAAAAGAAATATGGGAAAAAGATATAGTCAAAAAGGAACTAGCCGAAAAATACAACTATAGGGTATATTATATATGGGAATCTGATATGGTTGACATAACAGACGAAGAATTGTATGCTATAGTCTCATCAATAATAGTAAATCACTATGAAGATAAAATCAATAAAAAAGATAGATAACACATCGAAAAAATATGATATTTCTGTTAAGAAGAATAACAATTTTTTCGCTAACGGCATTCTTGTTCATAATTGTTCAATTTATAATGATCGTACACATGCACGTTCTTTAGACTCTGCCAATCATCCATCAAGAGATTGGTTAAAGAAGTTTGCTGCTGAATTTCAGCACAATATCCCAGAGAATTTTAGGATATGTGGTGAAAATTTATACGCCAAACACTCCATTGAATATAATGATCTGGAATCATATTTTTATGGTTTCTCCATGTGGGATGATAACAACGTTTGCCTTTCATGGGATGAGACTGTAGAATGGTTTCAGTTGCTCGGTGTTACTCCGGTGAAAGTGTTGTATGATGGTATTTTCAGTGAAGGTTACATTAAGTCGCTGTTTGTTGACGATGGTTCTATGGAAGGTTATGTTGTAAGACTTGCTGATGCATTTTCTTATGAAGATTTCGCACAGTCTGTAGCAAAGTTCGTTCGCAAGAACCACGTAACAACCGGCACACATTGGATGCATGAAGAAATTGTACCAAATAAATTAAAAGGAATGTAAATGGCAAATTTACCAGAAATAATCAAGAATATTGATGATGTCTATGAAGGCGACCTGAAACATTATTTTCAGGTCGTCATGACTTCTGCAAAAAATTTAAAGAATCCGTACCACAACTTTCGTCATATGTTTCATGTGACATGGTTGTGTTATGATGCGTGTGTGTTCTACAAAGATATTATGTCACCTAAACAAATGCGAAATCTTTTGATCGCCGCCATGTTTCACGATTTTGATCATCCGGGTCGAAGCGGTAATGATGATCTGAATATAGAGATCTCAATTAGAGGATTAACAAAGAACATTCATCCATATGACGAACAAGATTTGGAATTGATCGCTTCCATGATCAGGACAACGCAGTTCCCACATATTGTTTCGGCGGATCATTTGAGCCTTGAAGAAGCAATTTTAAGGGATGCTGATTTGAGTCAAGGTCTTAGCCCAGTGTGGGTTCAGGAAATCATTTTTGGACTTTCCTCTGAAATGTGCGTAAGCCCTATTGATGTATTCAAGATGCAAGCCGGTTTCTTTACAAATCTCAAATTTATCTCAGAATGGGGTAAGCAGAAGTTCAACCAGAATATAGTCGATGAAAAGATTAAAGAAGCTAATGATTATTTGGAGTTATTGTCATGATTGATGAGAATGTGACAGTTGTGCATACCAGTAAAGAACTATTCAAATATAAATTATATAAATTTATAAGAATTGAATTCGGTGGTGATCGTAGGTTACCCTTATGTGTTATGCACGTTAGTAAGCCCGATTGTGAAGATTGGAAATCTGTACTTATCGGAAAATATTCTAAGTATGATGGTCCAACCCCAGTCCATACGTACTACCCACGCTTAGAGGATTTTATTCCAGCATGTGAGATGATTAACGACTATGATAATTATGTGTTCACCGTTAGTGAACTCGTCCCCATCCTTAAAGCTTTATCTGAGTGTATCGAAAGACAAATAGTTAAAACAGAAATCATAGAAGAAAATGGAATTGTTTACTTATGATCTCATTCATTTTAAAGTTGTTTAATAAAAACGTTATTACCATCGAAAAAGGTATAATTCATGTCTAAGCCAAAGCGACCAGTTTTCAAATACGAGATAAAACAGCATAATGTTACAAACATCCATAGTGGGCACGTATCGCGTACATATTTTAAAGTGTACATAAAAGATATATCTTCATGGGGTTGTCCTTGGTATACGTTGGACATACATGGCACTATTGAGATGTTTAGAAATGATTATGAATACACTTTCTCCTCTTTATTAGAGGCAAAACAGACTTTAAGCGAATACGTAGAAAAACAGAGACGCAGATTTGAAAATCGTACCCAAGATGTATCATCTATTGTTGAACAGGGAGTGTTATAAATATTTACATAATTTGTGAATTTTATGAAACTGGAAAATATTTTCGAATCAAATGAACCCATGCAATTCTGGCATGGTGGGAATCTAGACCTACCGATCCAGACTCGTTCTGGAAAGTGGGAGTATGGTCCGGGATTATATTTAACAACCCATTATGGTACTGCTAAGAAATACGCTAAAGGTAATAGAAAATTCTATAGAATAACGGTTGAACAAGGTAGCGATAGTAATAATTCATTTATTCCTTTACCAGATATAGCACAGTTTGTTAATACGTATTGTATAGTTAAAAAACGCAAAGAAGTTCTAGAAGCTATTAGTAAATATGAACAGAATGGCTCAGTTGTAGCTGATAGAATGATAACAATTATCATAAACTATGATGGTCTTAGGACTGCAAATGTTAGCGATCTTAGAGAATTTTTAGTTAAAAATGGAGTAGACTATACGATGGTCAGTTCTCCATTTGGTTGGGGTGAAAAGATGATGGTTCTTTATAACATGAATAAAATTATAAGTAAAGAAGTAATTGGACCAAAAGATAAAATTGAGAAGTATGATCTACATGATTGACAATCAGAAGCATAAATAGTATTGTACAAACACGACACATAGGAGTTATGGTCATGACAAATCTAAAAAACAATTTAATACTTTTCACTGATAGTTATAAGCACACACACTACCAACAGTATCCAAAAAACACACAAAAAGTCTTTTCTTATATAGAAAGCCGTGGTAGTACTATTACGCATAGTGTAATGGTTTTCGGATTGCAGTATTTCATTAAAAATTATCTGATTAAACCAGTTACCAAAGAAGATATTGAGCAAGCTGCCACGCTCTTGACTGCACACGGGCTAGAGTTTAATCGAACAGGTTGGGAGTACATTGTAGAAAAACACAATGGGGTTCTACCAGTGAAGATTCGCTCCGTGAGGGAAGGCTCAGTTATTCCGACAAATAATGTATTGCTGACAATTGAGAATACAGATCCAGAATGTTTCTGGCTTACATCTTTCTTGGAAACCGCATTGTTGCAAAACTTCTGGTATGGTAGTACTGTAGCCAGTAATTCATTTTTAGCTAAACAGTACATTTACGATGCTCTGGTAGAATCATCTGACGACCCTGATTCAGAAATTGATTTTAAGTTGCATTGTTTCGGTTTTCGTGGCGTTAGCTCTTTAGAATCTGCATCAATTGGTAATTGTGCACACCTTGTTAATTTCAAGGGCACTGATACGTTAGCTGGTATCACATGTGCTATAGAAAACTATTATTCAGACGTTTGTGGTTTTTCAATTTCCGCATCAGAGCATTCTACAATGACCAGTTGGGGTGAAGACTGCGAAGAAGATGCATATATTAACATGGTCAACAAATATGCTAAACCCGGTGCCATGTTTGCTTGCGTAATTGATAGTTATGATACATTCGCTGCAATAGATATGTGGAATAAGAATCCTAAGCTTTTGAGTGCTGTTAAAGCTAAAGGCGCCACAATAGTATTACGTCCAGATTCAGGGAATCCTCTAACTATGCCTATCGAAGTGATTAAACGATTGATGGAACTAGAAGGATATACTATTAATTCTAAAGGTTATAAAGTGTTGCCTAATCATGTGAGAGTTATTCAAGGTGATGGTATTACTATAAATTCAATCCCATTGATCATAGAAAATCTTTTAAAAGAAGGTTTGAGTATGTCAAATTTAGCATTCGGTATGGGCGCTGGAACATTACAAAAAGTAGATAGGGATTCTTATAAGTATGCTATGAAATGTTCAAGTATTACTGTTAATGGAGTCCAGCGTGATGTGTTTAAAAATCCCAAGACTGATTTATCTAAAGCGTCTAAACGTGGTGAATTGACACTCGTCACGGATGATTCAGGCTATCATACAACTAGGATTGAAGATATTGAAGATTATCAACATGATGAAATGGTATTAGCGTATGAAAATGGTCCAATAGAATCATATTTTGAAACATTTGATATTATTCGTAATAGGGCGAATAGTTTTATTAAAAAGTGATGATGCCAAAAGTTTATAACATATCTGACGAAAATAGGCCAAACGATTGTGTGTATATTGGAAGGGGTTCATATTATGGGAACCCCTTCATTCGTGGCGTAGACGGTACAAGAGGACAGGTAATCGAAAAATATATTGATTATGTTGAAAGCAATCCAGAATTGAAACATGAAATTATACAGGATTTGAAAGGTAAAAATCTAGTTTGTTTCTGCAAACCAAAAGCATGCCACGGTGATTATCTTATACAGATTTGCAATGATGTAGATGGAATAGAATTTTAAATATTTTTACAATTGTGACTTGACAATGTACCCAAAATCTCCTATAAATAGTAGTGCTGAATGATCAGCAAATTGATCGCCGAATGGGATCATAAAAACATAACTTGCTATAAAGGAGAAAAATTATGTTTAAAAATACTACAAATGCAGTTAAGAAGTTTAATGCGCCAGTTACTAGTTTAGCAGATAACTATATACAAAATGTACAAAAATCGTTAGATCGACGATTCGATTTAATGGATTCGCTATTTAATGGAATAGGATCTTGGTCACTATCTAGTGATTTTGCTATGGATGAAATAACAGCATCACAGCCGCCATATGATGTACATTTGGTTGATGGTACATATAGAATCGACGTTGCGTTGGCTGGATTCTCTAAAGACCAAATTACCATTAAAATCCTAGAGGATAAAATTCTTCAAATTATTGCAGAAAATAAATCAGAAGAAGAACCGTTAGAAATAGGATCGAAAGCTAAAGTGAAAGCATTCCATAAGAAACTTTCCTTTTCAAAGAAAGAGTTGCGATTTACCATATCAAAGGATAGTGAGGTACATGATGTGACATTTGAAAATGGTTTGCTAACTGTTAATGTTACGCCACCAAATAAGAAGGTCGAACCTATTCGAAAGGAACGATTGGTAAAGATTGAATAAACATTCTGTCAAATCATGTTTGACAAAAAGCCACAGACGAGTCATACTCACTGTGGCTTTTTTAATGGAAAAAACTATGCATAACTTTACACAGAAAGTACCCGGTCATTTTGAAACAGACAAGTATGTATTCTTCTATGGTGGACCATTTTCTAATTGGTATCCATGTGAGTACGAATATCTTGGGCAGAAATTCAATTGTTCCGAACAACAATTTATAGCAACAAAGGCTCTCTTCTTCAAAGACGAAGAAGCGTTGAAGGTTATCATGGGGACTGACGATCCAGCAGCACAAAAGCGTGCTGGTAGGCTAGTTAAAGGGTACGACGATGATAAGTGGTCTAAGGCCCGTTACTTGGCAATGGAACTATCCGTCCTTGGTAAATTTTCACAAAATTTAGACCTTCAGAGAATTCTGTTGCAAACTAAGAATAAAATAATTTGTGAAGCAAGTCCATATGATCGCATTTTCGGTATAGGAATGGGTGTTGACCATCCAGACATTTTAGACGAATCTAAATGGCAAGGTGAGAACCTTTTAGGTAAAGCATTGATGTCAGTCAGAGAAAGATTGCTGGATAATTTAATTAATTGTTTACAAACATGAGTAATTTTGAGAAGTGGGATAGACGATTTCTGAAACTTGCTCATGAAGTTTCATCATGGTCGAAGGACAATTCCACCACCGTTGGGGCTATCATTGTAGACGATTATAAAATAGTTAGATCTGTTGGGTACAATGGCATCCCTAGAGGGTTGGATGATGACGTGGAAGATAGGAATCAGCGCCCGTTAAAGTATAAGTATTTCAGTCATGCCGAAGAAAATTGTTTAAGCAATATGAACATTGTTGGTATACCAACATTACATTGCACAATTTATGTTACTATGTGTCCATGTTCAACATGTGCTAGAAATATTATTCAATCTGGGATTAAAACTGTAGTATATTTACAAACAGCGGACCACGCTGTATCTAGGTGGGAAGATGACGCAAAAATTTCCTTGCAGATGTTCGATGAAGCTGGTATAGTAACTCGAAATTACGAAAGAGAGTTTATCAATGGAAACGAAACCTAAAATCTATGTATGTATTGGAGCGCCATGTTCTGGTAAGAGTACATGGATAAATAAATTTTTAGCTTCTCAAAAAGAAGATTTCGTCGTCATTTCTTCTGATAATATCATAGAAGATTTGTCTGCTGCTGAAGGTCTGAATTATTCGCAAGGATGGCAAAAATTTATTGGTAGAGCTACCGCTATGATGAAAGCAGACTTTAGAGAAGCTGTAAATAATAATAGAAATATAATTTATGACCAGACAAATATGGGGTCAAAGAAGAGAAAGTCTATTATTAGTGGCCTTGACAATTATGAAAAGATCGCTGTAGTTTTTGATTGTGATACAAAAACTCTATTCGAACGTAATAGAAAGCGTGCTCAAACATCTGGTAAATTCGTTCCAGAAGACGTAATACTAAATATGCTTAAGAGTTTTGATCCAATTTCTGCGGATGAAAATTTTGACAGGACTATACAGGTGCAATAATGAAAACGGAAAAAAGTAAATTACATGTAACTGAAAGATCACCATTACCAGCTATCTTACTCTTGAACAAGGGTGGAGAAGCTTTGAAATGGATTGATTATCAGGCAGCGTGCTATTACTACGCTAAGGACAAAGTACTTTGGTCTTTGGGTGAACACAATGTCGTGCTGCGTGGAGGCACAAACGCAAAAACTGGACAGCAGTCAATATTGACAATGGATACCATAATTGCTGTTGACAACGATATATCACCAAGCAAATATCGTAAAAATAGTCCTACCCTTTCAAACAAAACACTGTTTGAACGTGATAGAAACATTTGTGCATATTGTGTTGGAACTTTTAAACGTAATATTTTGACCAGAGACCATATTCATCCTGTTTCTAAGGGTGGTAAGGACACTTGGGAAAACGTTGTTACTGCATGCGTTTCTTGTAATCAGTGGAAGGGCGACCGTACACCAGAACAAGCAGACATGAAGCTGGCATATTTACCCTATGTCCCAAGTCATGCGGAATCGTTAATTCTACAGAATAGACGCATACTAGCCTGTCAAATGGACTTCTTGAGCGTTGGAGTTTCTAAACATTCAAGAATATGGCAGAATTAGATCGCCAGAACTACAATAGACGAAACGGGGCCAATTATGGCCCCGTAATTTTTGCACGTTTTATTAAAACAACAATATATAAAGTAGTAACTAAAAGGTATGTATAAATGAATGATGAAATTACATTTCGTCTAGTAGTAAAAGGTAAAGTAATTTGCGAACGACATGATATAAATGAAGTAATGAAAGTTAAGGATTCTCTTTCGGAAGATGATAAACAATTGGCCAATATCATCCCTATAACAAAAAATGGCTCACAATTTCTACTAGGGTAATGATCAAAAATGAGTGAAGAAATTTTAGAAGTTATATTGGATAAGTTTGACGAAATCAAGCAAGAATTGCTTACTAATTTCGATATAGATTTAAGAAGTTATGATCAAGAAGATTATGAAGATAATGAAGACCTTGTTGACGCATTATCGATGCTGTTTCAACTGAATGAGATTCGCGAAAGGTATTAAAATGTATACCGCATACGTTCTAACAGATAAGTCTATCAATAAACTTAAAGAATTGTTTAATCAAGATTATCCAGATTTCATCGGTCATCATATAACTGTTGAATTTGGTGTCACTAAAGGGCATCCTCTGCCTCCAGAGACTGAAGACATAGTCGTGATAGGGTTGGTATCAGAAGATGGCGTACAAGCGTTCCTAGTGGCCATAGACGGTAATGTTGAAAGATCTGACGGAAGTCTGTACCATATCACTTGGTCGATTGATAAATCAAAAGGTAAAAGACCTGTAGATTCTAATTCAATTATAAAAAAAGCAAAATCGGTTCAACCGATTAAAATAAAAGCTAAACCACAATTATTAAACTAAGGAATTAAATAATGATTAATATTAACAAACCAATTGACAATAAAGACCGTAAATTCGGTTCAGCAAATGTGTATTATATTTCATCAATTAAGAAGTTGGATGGTGAGTTAGTATATGGTTTGTTCACCGAAAAAGAAGTTCAGACAGCTATCAAGCGTGCAGAAAACAATGTCGAAGACATTGTAGTTAATGCTACACTGTTTGGACGATTCATGACTTGGTTAACTAGTTTCTTCGGTTCAACCCGCCAGTAATTTAGTTACACGTTTTGCTCTGTTCGGAACTTGTCTAGCCCATAAGCTTTTCATAGCCTGATCAGCAGCTTCTTTGAATTTCCTCTGTTTAACCAGAGGAATAGTTACAACGAATTTAGACAAACCACTATATCCAAGGTTGAACGTCATATCCAGCAAAGCTAGCTTAACGTTTTCTGGATATGTGTCATATTCTGGAAAGATTCTTTTAGTATCTTTCTTGGCAATGTCTAGATCTTTTTCCAGAATTTCATAAGCCTGTTCTTTGGTTATGGTGGATAAATTATTCCCAAGATCTTCTTTTGTTAATTTATGGCCAATACCAATTGTCCAATGTCCAGTAGTGTCTAGATATTTGTTTAGGCGTAGACCCTCTTCGAATACAAAATGGTCTATAGTTTTTTTAGAATATGGCATATGTTTTTAGTCCAAGAATATAAAATCTTCTTCATCATCTGAAGGTAATTCATCTGATTCACCATCTTCGGATTCGTCATCTAATTCAGAATCTTCTTCGGATTCAATATCTTCGCCTGCATCAAGAGCATCAAGTTTTTTGATAATGTCGGATATATCAATTTCGCCATCATCCATTTCCGGGTCGATTGTCTGCTCATCTTCACTATCAAATGATTCTTCATCATCAGGTCTAATGTCATCCAATTCTAAATCAAATTCATCATCTTCTATGTCGTCTTCGAACCCATCTTCATCATCCATCCCTTCATAGTCGTCAGATTCTAAGGAATCGTCGCCGAAACCATATTCATCTTCATCATTCTGTTCATTATTAAAAAAACTAGAAAATTCTCTTCCCATTATAAAACTCCAATATGTCTTATATTTATGTTGACATTGTAGATATTAATTGATACACTTAAACATGTTTGGAAATTTAAACATGAAAAGAAAAGTAAAAGCAATTGTAGCATTAGATAAGAACAATGGTATGTCTGTTAAAGGTAAAATCCCTTGGAGAGTCAAAGAAGATTTTCAATATTTTAAACGATATACTGAAGATAAAACTTGTGTAATGGGAAGAATAACATATTCTGATTTACTGACTTACTCTAAAAATAAACAAGATCCTTTGCCGGGTAGAAAAATTATATTGGTAACTTCTAACCCTATAGATGGTGTGAGATGTGTTACTTCTCTGGACAGTTTAAACTCTTCCTTTTTGGATGAAGAACTGGTATTATGCGGAGGAAAGAAAATTTATGAAGAAGGTTTTAAGATTTTTCATATAGAAGAATTATCAGTCACCAGAATATTTGGAGACTATGAATGTGATAATCATCTAGTAATACCAGAAAATTTAACATGTAAAGAAACATTCTGGCTAGCTCCAGAATTAGCACATACAGTTTGGTTATATAACTAAGGAAAAATAATAATGGCGGTTGTTTATACAGTACAAGTAGTTCATTTCTCTGGAAACGGGGATTATAAAAATGGTGAAGATGTAATGTTTGAAGATTATTCATCTGCCATTAAATTTATGAATGATAAAAATAATGAGTTTGCGGAAACAGCAACCAAAGAAGATTATTCTATGGTAATGCGACCAAAGTTGGTAGATATTTGAGGATTTACATGTGAGAACATTAGAAGAGATCATACAAGCACCATTGCGGTTATATAGCTTTGTTAATTATTATCTCTCTGATTTACAGAGAGGGTTGCAGACCGCACACTTAGTGTCTGAATTATTCGACAAATACCAATACTCAAGCGCTGGTGCAGCACACTCTTTGAGCAACTGGGCGCATTGTGGTAAAACAATAATCATATTAAACGGTGGTAATTGTTATGGTTTATCTTGTATACACGACGTGCTGGAAGAGAAAAATTGTGGTTATCCATTTGACTTTTTCACCGAAGATGCGGCATCATTAAATGGTGCCCTGACATGTGTTGGTGTAATTTTTCCAGAATTCTCAAGAGAGGAATTGGAACAGTTTGCACATATACCAGACAACACCGACAATTTTATTGACATTATGCGTTTGATCCGATCATACCCATTAGCCTAAAGGAATATAAATGAGATTAGAATTACAAGAACAATTAGATTTTTCAGATGTTTTGATCCTACCAAAACGTTCTACTCTAAAGTCTAGGAAAGATGTTGATATTACAAGAACGTTCACATTTAGACATACTGGTAAGACGTGGACGGGAACACCAATTATCGCCAGCAATATGCTTACTGGTACATTCGCTATGGCACACGCCCTGTCAAAATATAATATGATGACAGCGTTACATAAACACTATTCCACATACGATCTAATTCAATTTTTCAGTGAAACTGATAAAAATATTGTCAATAATACTTGGTATTCTATGGGTATAGTAGAAAATGATTTTGATAAACTCTATCGAGTCATCCGCGATTGTGATTATAAAATAGAAAAGATCTTATGTGAATGCGCTAACGGATACACCGATGAGTATGTTAAATCAATTAGAAAGTTAAGATCATTATATCCAGATTTAGTTATTATGGCCGGGAACGTTGTTACTGGTGAAATGGCAGCAGAATTGATTCTGGCTGGTGCAGATGTGGTTCGTTGCGGAATTGGCGGGGGGCAAATGTGCCTGACTCGTAGAATAGCTGGTGTAGGGCGTCCACAATTATCGACAGTTATTGATACTGCTGATGCGGTCCACGGTTTGAAAGGCCAAATATGTAGTGATGGCGGTTGCGCACAACCAGCGGATGTTAATATCGCAATATGTGGAGGTAGTGATTTTATTATGTTGGGCACATTTTTTTCAGGTACTGATGAATGTGTTGGTGGAGTGGAAGAAATTGATGGAAAAAAATATAAGAAATTCTTTGGAATGTCCTCCAACAGTGCCATGGAAGAGTTTTATGGTGGAAGAGCATCGTATAAGGCATCTGAAGGTAGAACGACTATGGTGCCCTACAGAGGCTCTGTAGAGCCTATCGCAGAGGAACTGTGTGGCGCTATCAGAAGTATGTGTACATACGTTGGCGCAGAGAAGTTGAAAGAAGCGACAAAACGCGCTACATTGATCAAAGTCAATAATAGGCTGAATACAACATATGAAAAATACACAATAGGAAATTGATATGAAGTATGATGATTTTTCAACGCGCATGAAGTCTTACGAGTCAGTAAGCCAAAGTCATTTGTTGTCTAGAACTCCAGTTATTATGCGCGCCGATGGGCGCGCCTTTCACTCTTACGTCAGAGGTTTACAAAAACCGTTTGATTTTACATTAAATTCTGCAATGGCAGAAGTTACTAGAATTCTTTGTCATGAGATTCAAGGTGCTGTATTTGGTTATACACAATCCGACGAGATTTCAATTTTGATTCAAGATTGGAAGAATCTGAATACTGATAGATGGTTTGGTAACAATGTACAGAAGATGACAAGTATCTCGGCCAGCATAGCTACTGCATATTTTAATACTATATTTAAACATCCGTTTAACACAGCGCCAGCATTATTTGATTCTAGAGTATTTAATATTCCATTTGACGAAGTTACAAATTACTTTATCTGGAGGCAGAAAGATGCCACACGAAATAGTATTAACTCTTTAGCACAATCTAAGTTTTCTTCTAAAGAATTACATGGTAAGAATACCTCTGAAGTGCAAGATATGTTAATGAATAAATTTAACATCAATTGGAATGAGCAGTTAGTACGTTTTAGGCGTGGTACTTGTGTTAGAAATGGAGAAATTGATTATGAGTGTCCAATTTTTACACAAGATAGAAATTATATAGAATCAACTTTTAATTTTGCCGAATCAATACCATGAGAATAAGCTACGACAGAAACCCATTACATGTTAAAATTTTCTTAGATGATAAGGAAAAAGAGATTTTTAAATGGAAATATATTGCTAGGCAACTTGAGGATGATTTATTTACAGTTAAGTATTATTTGACTGATGAAAAAGGCGTTTCGATAGACAAAGCTTTAGAATTTTGTAGAGAAATCTCTGATATCGAAAAGTATGCCGAGGAAGCAGTAAAAGCCTTAACAGAACCACATGTAGGGGATTGTACCGCTTTTCCGTGTTCGTGTGCTAAATGTTGGGCTGAAGATATTATAGGCTTACCCACAGCGCCACCTAGCAAGATGATAGGAAATGCGTTATATCATGCATTTTTAGAATGCAAATCTGAAGGAAACGTAACAGAAAATGTTCTTTCGATTTTAAAAGAAAAACAATTAAAATATCCAGAGTATTCAAAGGTTATAGAATACTTCGAAAAATACTCTCGTGATAATTGTTATATTATTTAACACAACACTTGATGTAATGATGCCTACATGCTATTGTAGTCACAGTTAATTACAAGGACAAACCATGAAGTTAGTGAAGAAACATTCATTATATGAATTTTTGGAATCAATTCCAGAAGATGAAAAACAAATTCAGAACATCTTGTCCGAAGGAAGACAAGCTTCGTATGAAAGATCAAATTATGATTTGTTCGTGTCATGGTTGATGTTGATTATGGCAGATTTAGATAATGGTAGAGAGTCTCGTGTCAAAAACACGGTTTACAATAAGTGGAATGGCACAGTGGAAAAAACTATTTCCGCTTATGGTCATGAAATCTATGTCACATACCATCCGGACCAACAGCTTCAAGAATTTAGCTTCTTCAATATAGAATATAATGCTAATACACAATCGAATATTTCATTACTAATGAAACCAATGGTAGAAAATTTAATAAAAAAGGTGAATGATAAAAATGGATCTGTATAAATTTCAAAAAGATGCACTAAGAACCGAATCAGTAATTCCAGAAATTGTAACTAATAAGGATGAGCTTTGTTATATAATCGAAGCGTTCATTCTCTTATCAGAAGTTTTAGACGGTTACAAAAAGAAAATTTTTTATAATAAAGATGCTAAGTATAATAAATTAATCGGGGAACTTCCAAGTAAATTAGAAGCATTATCTGACGATATTTTTTATGCTGGTAATGATAAGTCAAGAAAGTTAGAAAATGTAGACACTAGGGCTATTCATGGTATGTTAGGTATCATGACAGAAACTGGGGAGTTAGCAAGTATTCTTCTGAAATATATTCAAACTGGTGAAATTGACATACATAATTTGGCAGAGGAATTAGCAGACGGTGCTGGTGGTACGAACTCATGGTATGGTACACTATTATGTAATGTATTTGGAATAGATCCGAATGATCCGCCTGATAAGGTCATTAGAAAGCTACGTGTAAGATTCCCAGACAAATATTCGGATGATTTGGCAGATAATAGAGATTTGGTTTCAGAAAGAAAAGAGCTAGAACAGTGAGAGTCGCAGTTATTGATATTGATGACACGATTGCAAATCTCAGAGATCCATTGATGAATGTTCTCAATGAATATACTGGAAAGAATATTCATTGGGAGGATTGGGATGTTTACGATCTGGCTAGTATATATGGGATGACAGTAGCGGACTTTAGAGCCTGTTTAATAGAATCAGATGTTTTAAGAAAAACAAAACCGTTAGATGATTCTGTAAAATTTTGTCAACATCTTATCGATAATAATTATTTAGTATTAATGGTTACAGCAAGAGGATGGCACCCACAAGCTGTAGAAATAACCAAACAGTGGTTGGAAGAACATAAAATACCATATCATGACTTGTACGTAACGTTTCACAATCAGTCTAAATATAAAGCAATAGAGAAATATGGAGTTATTGATTTGGCGGTAGATGATTCATTTAAAAATATAACAGATTATAAAGAAAGTGGTAAGGTAAGACATCCGGTATTATTTCATCATCCGTGGAATAGAAATCACGAGTATGATAAAGTCATACATAATATTATACAGGCGGTAGAATACGTGGAAGTATGATGTTATCATCTTCCCGTAGTCATTAACTATAGGGAAGAATGACATGAACAAGATTACAAAAGAGCGTGCAATCAAGTTGGTACAGAAGGGAGCAAAACTGGTGGATGTTCGTTCACCAGTTTCATATAGGGACGGTTCTATTTCCGGTGCGGTAAATTTACCATTTAAGAACTTCTTAAATTATCTCTTAGCCGTTAAACCAACAGAAAAAGTAATTATATTTTCCGATAGATATGCTGACCCAGATCTTAAAGATATTCTCAAATATGCTGATCAGTTGAATAAGCTGGATTGTCTTTTCGTATCAACGTATAAGGATCTGGCGTGATCACGGTTGCATTATGTGGCAATAAGATTTTTGATGTTCATGCGCGATCAGAGAATGATAGGATTATTATTACCGCTATAAAAAGTAATAAAACATTATGTAATATATCTAAAAATCTTTATAATATGTTAGTAGATAAATCATATATTAAATTGTCTGCTAATTATGATTATTATAATTTGATTGCTGATATGGTTGGCATTAGATGAAGAAGGGGCCGTTCGGCCCCTTCTTCTTTATGCTGCTTTTATGTTAACAACATTTGACTCTTCTAATGCTGTAATCCACTTTTTATTTAACTTTCCCGGTAAGAATCATAAATAGATTTATACCGGGAGAAGAGTATGAAGAAAGATTGTAGCAAAGTTGTTGAATACTATTCAACAATGGAACATAATCCAAAGGTGAATATACATTATTTACACAGGCTTATAAAATTTATTAAAGGATTATGTGTAAAATACCCATCGGTTAAGAGGCGCGGTAGTATGAAATATCCAACTCATCATATCATTCCAAGAAGTTGGGGAGGTAATAATGATAATGAGAATTTGCTTACTATTCCACATAGGGCACATTATTTAATACATTGGATAATGTATAGAGCATTTCCGAATGATTCTGCAATGCGAAGTGCATTCTATTTAATGTCACATGTGATGGGTGCAACATACATAACATCTAGAGAATTTGCAGTATTGCAGAAACAAATGAATGAATATTTAAAATTAAATTCACAATTTATAAACAGAGTCCCAGTAATAAATTTAATTACTGGTGAGTTTGAATTATTGGATAAATCCATATATGAGTCTGATGCAAACAATTATAAACATATTCGCAAAGGAATAAAAAATTCACCAGAAATTATTGAAAAAATGAAATTAGCATTTCTTACTGGAGAAAGAGTTAGTGAAAGAAAAAATAAAGTAATGGCAAGAAATGTAATTACTGGAGAAAAAAAGCTCATAGATGAAAACATTTATTATGCAACGAGTGAGTGGGTTGGTATATCAACAGGTATGACCAGATCGGAAGAACATAAGAAAATCGTTTCTGATTATATGAAAACATTCAAGAAGACCGATGTACAAAAAGAAAGTGCCAGAAAGATGATAGCCATTTTAGCATCTAAAAAAATTAAATGTGAGTGTTGTGGTAGAGAGTTTGATCCGGGTAATTATAAAAAACATTTACTATATAAATCATCTGGTGATTGGGCAAAAAGTATGGGACCGAAAATAAGTAAAGGTTTGAAAGAGTCCCATGCTAGAGAGGGGACTTCATCATGGGTTTATTCTTTTCGAGATGGTGATGAACAATTTATATGTTATGATTATAATTTCATGTTATCTTATTTTGGAATATCTTGTCACACAATGAAGAAACGGTATTCACATAAAAAAATGGCAATGCATCGTAACAGAATTTTGACATCAAAATATAGACATTTGGATTTATCAGACATGCAAGTTTTTGAAGATGTTTGCGGAATATAAAAAACGATGGGTGCAAAGCGCACCCATCGTTTTAAGCGGCTCTAACAGATACTACTTTGTCCGTGTCTTCTAATGCACAAATCCACTTTTTAACAAAATCACTTCTTACTATATCATTTCTAGTAAATAATATATCATCAAAAACGCCAGAACGTCTTGCAACCTCTAAGAATTTTGGCATACCGGTAACTTCATTCTTTTTGTTAAATAGATCATTTTGAATTATATCACCACATGCTATTACTCTGCTGTTTTCTCCTATTCTAGTAACTATTGAATTCAATTCGTGAAAATTCATATTTTGTATTTCATCGATGATTACTATGGTGTTGTCCCATGTTAATCCTCTAACGAATGATGTCGGTATAAATTCAATCAGCCCCAATGATTTCATATTATCATATGCATCGAATTTTCCCATTAGACTGGCTACTATATCTTGATAAGGAGTTTCATATGGCTGTAATTTTTCGAAAATCGTGCCGGGAAGTGCGCCAATATCTCTTCCTTGGACTGCGCTTCGGACTATCATTATCTTGGATGCGCCAGCTTTCTTGTTTAGTAAATCATTTAAAGCCAAGAATAGTGCGCAGTACGACTTCCCGGTTCCAGCCGAGCCATGTGCTATGATATTATTACCTTGAAAATATGATTCAAACATTGATTCTTGCGCTGCGTTTAATGGTCGAATGTGTCTTAAATCGTGATTTGTAAAATTTTTCTTGCGTGGACCCTCCGTAATCGCTTTTCCATTTGTTTCCAGTACTTCAGTTAATTCTTTTATCTGCCTATCTTTACGAGAACGCATTTTTTGAGCCATGTGTCATGTTGTTCCTATGGTTGGCGGGCATCACGATACAAATCAAATTATAAATATTGCCGTGACACAAAAATTATTTATATAAAAATGGTGAAAATGTGATGTCAAAATTCATTTATAATGGAAAAGAGTGGGAATCTACAGGCAGGCAGGCCATACGCTCAAACAAGCGAGATTCGTCAAAAGATGATATACTGATGGAAATCAGACCTATAAATTCACAGGATACTGATGGATTTAATGTATGGGTACGACATGAAGATTTATATCATATAACTACAGTGGACGATTTATGAAAACAAGAACAAAAAATATAAAAAAGATATTTAACTACTTTAAGAAAAAGTTAAATTGTGATGATGTTGTAGTGTCATTGACAGATGATGTCGGTAAATTAATGTTATCCGTGGCAGTTCATAAAAGTAAATCTTTTAAATATGAAGGCATTGTACAAATAAAAAGTGTACAAATTGGTGATTACGCTTTAGACAAACCAATCTATGAAGTGTTGAATCAAGCCGCAGATTATTTCAAGGAAGCTCTTCATCCAATAAATAAAGATAATTCAGAATTGGACAAACCATGAAACTATCAGAAATTTACTATAACAAAGAAATGCCAGCAGGGACATATGTAGGTGTTAGATTTGATGATGATACTAAAAAGAGAATAATGGATTTGATGGCAGAATTAAAGTTAAAGAATCCAATCCCGCAAGATAAATTACATTCCACATTGGTGTATTCAGATAAAAAGAATTTAGATGGATTCACCGCGAAAAATCCAGCAGGTTACAAGGCTAAACCAAAAGGTTTCACTTTGTTTGACAATTCCCAAAATCCCGGATCGAAATGTTTGGTTATGGAATTAGACTGCGATGATTTACATGCAAGACATTCTGACATCGTCGGACAATATGATGTTGAAGAAAAGTTCCCAGAATATAAACCACATATAACATTATCATATGATTATGATGGAGAAGTGCCAGACCAGAGTTTACTAGACAAGCTTGGTATCATTGGGATAGAATCAGAGTACGACGAACCAATAAACGATAATTTCGCAAAATCTTTATGATAATATTACCAGTAATACATTTCTCAACAAAAGATGCAGCGTTTAAGAATGCTGAAATCGTCTTTGGGAATGGATGCGATGGCGTCTTTTTAATAAACATGGACAATCCAGACGCTGAATCAATTTT